ATTAAATATACAAAATGAAATCGCAGACTGACGGGCTATTGAGCAAGGTCACCGCGCAGAACATCCGCCTCCTGATCGAGAAGCAAAAGTCGGGGAAGCCGTTGACCCGTGCTCAGTTGCAACAGGTCGAGAACTATCTGTCAGGCAAGGAAGAGAAGCCTAGGACATGGGCAAAGTCGCTCGCTGAGTTGGCCGCCATGTTCGGTGTGACTCGGGCCGCGTGCAAAAGTTGGATCACTCGCGGTGCACCAGCTGCCAATGCTTCGGGCTTTTACCCAATCGAGGAATGGCGCGAGTGGGTCGAGGCTCACGGCGCCGGTGCGTCGGGCGATGGGGAAGACCTCGACAAGAGCAAGTTGACCGCTCGTCAGGTCCACCTCCGCAACCAACTGCTCGAACTGCAGATCCAACAGGCACGAGGAGAAGTGATGCACCGTGACGAGATCCGGAAAAAGCTGTATCAGACCTTCGACACTTGCAAACGATTGCAGCTTCGCATCGGGCCATCACTCGCTGGCCGACTCTCTGGAATGACCCCCACCCAAATCTCACATGAAATCACAACCGCAATCCGCAACAGCTACGCAGAAATCCAAAGATGGGCCGACGAACAAGCCGCAGCCGAAGCTCGAACAGATTCATCCAGCGGACCTGATTCCGTACGCACGGAACGCGAAGAAACACGATCCGGAGCAGGTCGCAAAGATCGCCGGAAGCATTCGTGAGTTCGGGTTCAACAACCCCGTCCTGATCGACCAGAGCAACGGCATCATCGCTGGCCACGGGAGAGTCATGGCCGCCATCAAGCTAGGTCTCGAGTCAGTCCCGGTCATCAGGCTCTCGCACCTGAGCGAGACTCAGCGACGGGCTTACATTCTGGCCGATAACAAACTCGCGGAACTCGGTGGAGGATGGGACGAGGAGATGCTCAAGGTCGAGTTGGAGGCCATTAAGGAAAGCGACCTCGACCACCTCCTCACAGGATTTTCGGACGAGGAGATGGCCGAGTTGCTCGCGGAACCAAACGAACTCAACGGAGACCCCGACGAGGTGCCAGAGACACCGGACGACCCGATCACCAAGCCGGGCGACCTGTGGATCCTTGGTGAGCATCGTCTGCTCTGCGGCGATTCGACGAAGGCGGAGGATGTCGAGCGGCTGATGGCGGGGGCGAAGGCGGACCTGTGCTTCACGTCGCCGCCTTACAACAGCAAGGACGGAGGATACAAAACAGATTACAGCGGCAAGACCAAGAAGTTCTACAACCACCAGTGCGACGACAGGACGGAAGATGAATGGGTCAAGTTCTGCAACGACGTCCTGACCATTGCCTCGTCTTATTTGGAGTCGGAGGATTCTCCTGTCATCTGGAACGTAATGTATACGGCCCATTGCAGGTCTGGCTATGGACGGACGATGTTCGCGGGAACCCACGGTCTTTCTGTAAAAGAAACGATATGTTGGGATAAAGGGGCTGGATTCCCGACGGCGTCCAGAGGGATTCTGTCGAGAAACTGGGAACTCGTGTTCGTGCTGTCAAAGGGAAACAAATACACAACGACACAAGGCGAGAACGAGCCGCGATGGGCAAAGTGGGATATACCGCGACCGAAGCAACAAGAAGAGCACAAGGCCACCTTCCCCGTTGATTTGGCGGCGCGGGCCATGTGCGATTTCGGCGCAAAGGGAGACAACGTCTACGAGCCTTTCTGCGGCTCCGGCACCACCCTCATCGCCGCCGAGCAATTGGGCCGCCGCTGCTTCGGGATGGAGATCAGTCCAGCCTACTGTGACGTCATAGTCAAACGATGGGAGACGCTCACCGGAAAGAAAGCAACTCGCGCCGCTGATGTTCTTTGAGACGATCTCCGAGATCGCGACCCTCCGCGACTACAGGCACCCATGGCAATGGGCCGAGGATCACATCATCATCGACAAGCAGTCCTCGATGCCGGGGCAGTTCAGTTCGAACACCGCGCCGTGGACAAAGGAGATCATGGAAGTGTTCGCAGACGACTCGATCCGTGAGATCTCAATCATGTGCTCGGCTCAGTCGGGAAAGACGCAGACCATGATGATCCTTCTCGCGTGGGCCATCGCAGAGGATCCGGGGCCAGCGATGTGGGTGCTCGCCGCTCAGGACGAGGCCGAGGACTTCATGCAGACCAGACTCCTCCCGACCCTCATGGACTGCCAGACCATCAAGCGCATGATGCCCAAGGAGCGGTCAGGCAAGAGGAAGGGGACCATCGACTTCGCCCCCATGACCCTCATGGTGCGCGGAGCTGGCTCACCCTCGAAGCTGCAGTCGGTGCCGGTGCGATGGCTCATCCTCGATGAAGTTCGCAACTACCCGCCGGGGGCGTTGGAGATGGTCCGCAAACGTGTCCGCGCACAGTGGAACTACCGGATCGTTCAGATCTCCACCCCGTTGTTTGAAAACGACGCGGTGCACCAGTCATTCCTCGACGGGGACCAGCGAAGGTTCGAATGGCCGTGTCAGGCGTGCGGAATGTTCTTCTCGCCGCTCTGGGAGCACGTTGAGTGGGAAGAGTCGGAGCAGACCAAGACACCCGAGGGAAAGTGGTTGTTCGAGAAGGTTGCGGAAAGCATCAGGCTCAAGTGCCCATCGTGCGGTCACGGGCACACCGATGACCCCGTGACGCGCCGCACCCTCGTGGAGAAAGGCCGATGGGAGAAGGGCAACCTCATCGCACCGAAGCACAAAGTCAGCTTCACTTGGTCGTCTCTCGTCCCGTGGTGGATCCCGTGGCGTGAGGCCGTCGAGGAGTTCTTGGTGGCCAAGCGGCAGATGACATTCGGGAACGTCATCCCGATGCAGACGTGGAAGCGAGAGACAATGGGAGAGCCGTGGATCAGTGACCTCAATGCCGAGCAGTTCGGGGATGACCTCCGAGGAACTGACTACAAGTTGAAAGAGACCACCGGAGGCCGTGTCTTCCTCTCCATCGACGTGCAGAGTTATGGGCTGTGGTTCGTCGTTCGGGAATGGCACCCCGGGGGAACCTCTCGCCTCGTCGACTTCGGGAGTGCTGTCAGCCTGTCGATGATGGACGAGGTGGTGGCGAAGTACGGCATCGCATCTGGAGATGTCATCATTGACTCGGGGTTCGACACTCAAACGGTCTACACTGAGATTGCGAAACGTGGCGGAAAGTGGAAGGCGAGCAAAGGCCACGATTCGGTCAACGGCTACATGGTCAACAACGTGCGCCGTCCTTATATGTGGTCGAAGGCGGATGCGATGCTGGGCCAAGGACAAAAGCGAACCATCAACCTGCTCGTGTTTTCCAACCCAATGCTCAAAGACGCACTGGCTCATCTCATGTCAGGCAAGGGTCCAGCGTGGGAGTTCGCGAGGGAGGCCGGTGATATCTACCTCGCTCAGGTAACCTCCGAGAGACGAGAGGAACGGGTCGACGCGCACGGGCGGGTGAGCCACATTTGGAAACAGATCCGAAAGGACAACCACTTGTTCGACTGCGAGGTGCTTCAAGTTCTCGCTGCACTGGCGACCAACTTCATCGGAGCCGCTGGTTGATGAGTGGGACTCAGGTGATGGCCGACGACATTGATTACCAAGGGATTTTCCGCGCGATGACCGCCGCCGAACTGGCGGAAGCATACGCTCGACTCAAGGCCGAGTTCGCGGACCCGTACACCTCTGTGTCGTCAGCCGGGACCTCTTCCCAACGCGACCGAGTGCAGATTGCCAAAGAACTCGCCGCGTGCGCTCAGATCGTCACCGAACGCTCACGCTCGACTCCTCGCAACCGCGTGCGAGCATCCTTCAGCCGATGAAACTCATTCGACGCATCCGCAACGCTGTACGGGCTTTTCGCTGGGAGGGCGCGGAGCCAACCGAGAGTCGAGCACAGACTCCCTCGAACTACTCGAACCATGCCGAGAGCGCATCGACAAACCGAGGCCGCGTGCAGTTGATCTGGGAGGCTCGAGACCTTGAGAACAATCACCCACTCGTCTCTGGCATTCTGAGGAAGCTCACCCTCTACACACTCGGATCCCTACGCTATCAGGCACGCACCAGCGACCCCGCAATCAACTCAGCTTACGAATCCTTTTTCGCCGACTGGTGCAAACGTGCCGACTTCTCGGGTCGCTTCGACTTCCTCAGTCTCATGCAACTGGCCTTTGTCTCGTTCGTTCGGGATGGTGACTGTCTCCTCGTCAAAAGTCTCACCGAGGACGGGCCACGTCTCCAACTCATCGAGGCCGACCGGATTGGGAACCCGTATCACTCAACCGTGGCCGATGATCTCATCGGGGGAATCCGCATCGATGTGAAGTCGGGCCGACCAGTGGCCTATCAGATCACGCGCCGCAGCATGGGAGCATCCTACGTCGATGAGCAGGAGGTTCCCGCCGAGCGGTGCCTTCACCTGTTCGACCCGCAGCGGCACGACTCCTACCGCGGGGTGTCTGCGTTCGCACCGGCCATTGCCACCTGCAAGGACATCGTGGAGATCCTCGCGGGGGAGAAGGACGCGGTGAAGTGGGCGAGTAGACAGACGGGCGTGGTGAAGACACCATCGGGCGAGGGGCTCGGATGGGACGAGCAGACAACCACCGGAGACTCCATCGAGCGCATCACCCCTGGAACCATCCACTATCTCAAGCCGGGCGAGGAGGTCACGGGGTTCATGTCCAACCGTCCGAGCGTCACATTCCAAGGTTTCCTTGAGTCATTGCAACGCCACCTCGCCGACGCTCTCGGCTTACCGTACGGGTTCTTTATCGACCCTTCGGATCTCGGTGGGGTGACCGCTCGGCTCGACTCGCAGCAAGCCGCTCGCGTTTGCGGACGATACCAGCGCATCCTGACAAACCGAATCCTCGACCCCATTCTTGAGGCCGTCATCGCGTTCGGGATCTCGAACGGAGACATCCCGCAATCCGCTGAGTGGAGGGCTCACCGGTGGCAGTTTCCGCCGTGGCCATCAACCGACATCGGGCGAGAGACCTACGCCGAACTGGCCGAACTCAAGCAGGGTGGGTCTACGTTTGCGGAGTACTACGCGAGCAAGGGCGAGGATTGGGAAGAGGCGTTCATCCAATCTGCAAACGAACGCAAACGCCGTGCGGAGATCTTTGCCGCCGCTGGTGTTGAGGATCCTTTGTTGCTCCTCCAACCTGATTCTGGAGGGTCTCAGCCGGGCATGAGTTCCGCCGAGGATTCAACACAGTTCGCCGAGGATTCGTTTGAGCCGCCTCAGGCCGTGCGTGCCGCAGCTGCTCGAGCACTCCGTGAGCGTGCGAAGAAACCAGCATCCCAACGCGGGATGACTCCGGTCGGGATCGCTCGCGCTCGCGACTTGGCCAACGGGCGACCAGTTTCCGCCGACACCGTGCGGCGGATGAAGGCCTATTTCGACCGGCACCAAAGCGACAAGCAGGGCTCGACGTGGGACGACTACGGAAAAGGACGTCAGGCGTGGGACGGATGGGGCGGGGACGCTGGCCAAGCGTGGGCAAACCGCATCGTGGAGAGACTCAACAAGACTGCCTGATGCCTTACGCAATCCGCAAAACACCGACGGGCTGGGCCAAGGTCAAAGTTTACCCGGGGCAGGAATCGATCGTCTCTCACCACAAGACCCGCGAGGATGCCATCGCAGCAATCCGCGCTTACTACGCCAACAAGCGCAAACTCCAGAACCGCATGAGCAAATGAAGACCACATCCTTCCAAGCACTCTCTCCCGCGAGCATCGACGCTGACACCATCTTTGGCGTCTCCGTCATCACTCTCGGGGTGGCCAAGGGGCACGGGCTCCTCATCGACGAGACAACCCTTTCGCAGGTCGTCAAATGCGGCAATGCGGCAAGGAGTGGGATCAAGGTCAAGGTCGGCCACGAGTCAGGCGTTGAGGAGATCGTTGGGAGACTGGTCAACTTCCGCGTGGAGGACGAGAAGGTGCTCGCGGACCTGCAACTGTTCCAGACCTCGCCGCGTCGAGATTTCATCCTCGAGTTGGCCACCAAAACCCCTGAATCATTCGGGCTTTCCATCTCGTTCGAAGGCAAGCCTCAGGACGTCAACGGGGCCGCCTACGCACGTTGCACGCGCCTTCGTTCGGTGGACTTGGTTGACGAGCCAGCAGCCAATCCGGACGGCCTTTTCGAGGCACCAGTTGATGACGCACAAACAAGTGAGACTCCAATGAAGGAAGAACCAAAACCCGAAGCAATGGCCGAGGCACCCGCGCCGACCGTCGAGGAACGCCTCGCCACGGTCGAAGCATCGATCTCGGAGATCAAGGGGATGCTGACCGCACTCCTCACCGAAGAAACGACCGAGGCACCTGAAGCAGAGATGGGCAAGCCAATGCCCGAGGAAGCAGCGATGAGCGCAAAGGCCGAAGAGGTCGCCGGTGCTGCTTTCGAGGCAGTCGAGGAGAAGATTCTCGGCGCCGTGGAAACCAAGTTTGAAGCACTCGCCGCTCTCATCAAATCCTTCGGCACACCCGTCGCACCCGGTGTGGCGACCGAAGCAAAGGCTGACCAGCCTACCGACTTTTCCGAACTCCGGAAAAACCCCGAAGCGTACAGGAACCACCTGATCGCTAAGGGAATCCTCAAACCCTAAAGAAAAACACACATGGCACAAAACGACTCCGGGTTCAAAGCGTTCGCCGTGGGAGCAGGGGCTCTCTCGGTCGGTCAGCGCGTTGCACTCTCCTCTGGGCTAGCTGTCGCAGCTGGCGCACCAAACGGAACCGCTCTCGGCGTGGCTCTCGCTGACGCAGCAGCAAGCGGCATCGTGACGGTCAAACTCAACTCCGCTTCCGGAACCTTCGAGATGAAGGCCGGTGGAGCAATAAGCGCTGGTGCAGCAGTTTATCCTGCCGCCTCTGGCAAAATCCTCGCCACGGCAACGTCGAGCAACAACCCGATCGGAATCGCTCTCGAAGCGGCAACCGCTGACGGGGATGTGATCGAGGTCGCACTCGGGGTTCACGCTCACTCTTAATTCGAAAGGACTTAGACAATGTACGCAAACACAGGCGCAGTACTACGCGGTGACATCCAACAGGCTGTCATTCAATCAGGTGGGGCCGATTCCGGTCTTATCGGCGGTCTCGTGATGCCTCCGCTCTCGGTGGCTACGAAGGCTGGACAATACCTCAAAATCGACACCGCAACGGGCCATCTGATGCGGGTCGACGCAGACGCAGCAAAGCGCAACGCTGACGGCTCCTACAGCCGCATCAGCCGCGCTTTCACGTCCGACACCTACCTCTGCGAAGATCGCGGGTTGGAAGAGTTGATCGACGACTCCAGCCAAGCCGACATCTCTCGGTTCCTGGACACTGAGGCGACCATCGCGAAGTTGTTGCTCCGCAACATCAAGCTGGCTCACGAGACCCGTGTTGCTGCCGCGATCTTCAACACGTCGAACTTCAACAACACGACCGTGGGAACGGTGTGGAGCAACTCCGCAGCAGACCCCGTGAGTGACTTGCAAGACGCCATCTCCCGCCTTCGCAAGAAGGGCGTGGATGCGAACACCCTCGTGGTCAACCTCGACGTGTACAACGCGCTCCGCAAGAACGCGAAGATGCAGAGCTACATCTTCGGGTCCGTCGGGACCGGAGACCTCCGCAACGTGGACGCCGCGCTGATCGCTGCCAACATCGGCATCGATAAGGTGCTGGTCGCCTCGGCCGCCTACGACTCGTCTAAGAAAGGGCAGTCCGCTTCGGGCTCGTTCATCTGGGGGTCCAATCGCGCATGGATCGGGAACGTCCAATCCGGTGACTTCGTTGCAGGTGGCGCAGGCCGCACGCTGACATGGACCGGAGACGCTTCCGACCTGTTCGTGGTCGAAACGTACCGCGACGAAGCACGCCGCTCTGGCGTTGTCCGCGTGCGTCAGCACACCTCAGAAAAGGTCGTTGATTCGACCGCTGGGGAGTTGCTCACGATTGCCTAAGGCATTGTATTCCAAAGGGGGAACGGGAGAACCCCGTTCCCCTTTTTTCGTATGGTTCCACCGATTTCACAAGTTCAACGCTACACCGGACTCGACACCCCGGGGGGCCTAGCAGTATTGGCAAAGGTCTCTTTTTCATCCGGTCCCAAGGCAATCAACCCACCTCCCATCACCGCCGCTCCGCTCGTCCCGAAAGGCGCGGGGATCTACGACGAGCGTGGTCTCCTTCCTCAGATCAAAGGCAAAGGTCTCGAGTTCATCGCTTACGCATGAAACTGGCTTTCTCCAGCGCTTTGCTCCGAGCATTCAACCACGCCGCATCCACGATGGGTGCGACGGTGTTGCTCAACGGGGAGAGCGTGCAGGCTGTCGTCTCAAATTCTGAGTACTACACGATTCCGGAGGAGACCGGAGTCAACAACGAGGGCAACCTCACCATCCGCATTTCTCGGGTGTCATTTGATGAGTTCGGTAAGGGTGGGGAGCCACGGAGGAACCAGTTCACCATCGACGGCATGAAGTACCGCGTCGTCAACGTGAAGAGCCTTCCAGAAAACCCCATCCTCGAGTTCGAAGTGAAACAGGATTCATGAGCACCAATTTTCTCGCCGACGTCGCTGGGGGAGTCGTCGCCGCTGTCAAAGCGGATGACGACCTCGCGACGTTACAGGTGCTCGGTGCCGACACTGACGAGCTACGCGAAACCGCATCCTTTTTCGTCGGCGTTGAGATCAACCGTGAACTCGTCGCTGGCTCACGAGTCTTCATTCTCGACGGTCAAGCCATCCTCCGAATCAACCGCTCCGCTTACACCGCTGACGAGGCCGGTCAAATCAAGCAGAACGTGCTGGCCGCCATGCTCAACCCCGTGGCTGATGGAGACTTTGACCAGTTCTCTTTCGGCTCGGCCAAGGTGCTCGGGTTCGTCCTCGGAACGCAGAACACAACATTTGCCGAGGAAGTCCAGTTGGACACATTCGCTTTCAAAATCTGGGCTTATCAAATCACTCAACAATAACGACATGGCAACCATCCACGACAACGGAGAAGACTATGGCACACTCGGAACGGCGCAAACCCAGACGGGGATGCTCGTGACGCAGTACAACGCCAAAAAATCCTCCGCATCCAAAGAAATCATCGGGCCTAACGGGGACGTGCAGAGCGTGGCTCTCTACAACCTCAAAACGGAAATCACCATCGACGGCTACATCAGCGGGACGTTCAGCGGAACCATTGGCAGCGCAGCCGGTTCCAACACGTTCATCGACTCCATCAACCGCTCGTTCTCGGCCGAGGACGTGGCGAAGCTCACGGTCTCGAAGACGCTCTACGCTGGATTGACCTAATCTGAACCGACTCAAAATCATGGCTGAAATCATAAAAGGCACAGCGGTAACATTCGGCACCGGAGGGTCATCCGCGACGCTCC